TCCCTGGGAGCCGAGGTTCCAAGGACTTATGCTAGCACTGCTACGTTTGAGTTCTCTGCTAGCGGATCTGCTGTGACTTCTGGGCCGTCTCAAAGGCAGCGGTATATCTGGGCAATATCGTCTCCAATGGAAAATGATCAAGCGATAGCTTTTGATCAGATGTTCAGAAAATGGGACGAAGATCGAGCAAAAGGACTTGCTGCAGCTGTTGGAATCACTGATCAAACTTTTGGCTCCACTGTCGATACAAGTGCTGTATTCTCAACGCCGCCCACGTACAGTAAGTTTGGGCCACATCATAAACTTGTAAGCTTTGGACTCACGGAGGTTTGAACATGGCATATCTCAATAATTCAACCCGAATCTCCTCGCTTACTATTGACGGCGTCAACTATACTAACAATTTCGTCAGTTTTATCGTCAGTGATTCGTCTGCGTTCAAAAGTGGACTCATCTCCACGTCTGGGACCCTTAGTCTTAGAGCCTATGGAAATAATCCTTCTTTAGAAGACTACGATAGGAACAGTTTTAAGCGTGGCGCGGAAGTCATCGTTACCGTCCAGCCCGCTGGTGGCGGTTCTCCGGTCAGGCATCCTCGCGGACTCCTGTACGTAATTGGAGTGGGATACAACGCCGAGAGTGATCAGTTGGATATTGAGGTTGGCTGTAAACTTGCCTTGGCGTCTTTGACGGAGAATGTCTCCGACCTCCTTTCTTATTCTCCCTTCCCGCTTGATCAAGACCGGCGAACTTATCCGAACCTTTCTGCGGCCATTGCAGCCAACGGTCAATATCTATTTCAAGACAATCAAGGATCCCTGGTCAGTGGTTTCTTTTTTGAAAATGATTACACTTCTACTATCGGCGCCGGGGAGTGGACTTCCGTTTTTGGGGTTACCACTCTTGCTGTTTCACCGCTGGCTGGCACAGCTCCTATTCCAGATCAGATTAGGCTGACTTACCAGGTCCCCAGTGACGAGTTGGCGGACGGCGGTGGCGGTGGAAGCACTCAAATTGATGAGACTACTTCTACTTACTTTCTTTCTTTTCCTTCGATTATCTATAATCGAATTCCTCAAGAGCCAGACCCGCCAGTTCCGCAACCGCCGCCGGCGCCAGACCCGCGACCTCAACCTCCCCCGACACCGAGTGGGTGTGGCAATACTCCACCCCCACCCCCACCCCCAGAGGATTCGCCGAACCCCCAGCCACCTGGGCAAGGTGAGGTCACCTCATGTTCCGATCAATATGAGACAGTACAGGAGCAGGTGTACATAAGTGCCAGGCGAAAAGAAAGGAGAGAAACTGTAAACTCTGGCCCAGCTGGGCAGGTTGAGTCTGTTACAACGATAGTAGAGGGGCCTGAACTGGAAGCAAATCCTCAGTATTTTGGGGATCAGTACGCTTTCTGTCGAGCAGCATACGCATCTCAGTGTATGCCTAATGGCACCTGTCCAATGGGAGGTTTGGGTACAACAACGTTAAGTCGTACAGAGCAGAAGAACTACTACAGTGCTACGAACGAATTAGTGAAAACGGTGGTCGATAATTATGCCACCGTCCTTTCTGCTGCTCAGCCATCCGACTGGAGGTCGGGTGTTGTTAATGGTAGGCCGCAAAGCATACAAACGCTATCAGCCAGCTCGATGTATTTAGCCAGTAGGGTCCAGACTGAGTACGAGTACGGCAAAAATCAAACCAAACAAACAACAACAACATGGACAACAGCGGCTAGCCGAGGTGGTGGAATAGGGCAAGCCATTGACGCATTAAGCGGAATCAAAACAATAGAAGTACGCCTGTCTACGACGATTAGCGCAAATCCCGTATCTCCCGATAGAACAAAAACGGTATCTACTAGCACTACTGACAGAGAAAGGCTCCTGTTGCTTGAAGCTAACTACAAAACACCTCCTTCGCAAGCTGGACCGTATGAGACAAAAGAGCAAGTTCCGGTGCCGATCCTAAGCACCAATCCATCATATGTCAGTCAGATTGTTGATACCTACTCTAATTACTTAGTTAAATTCATCAAAGGAGACGCCTATGGCTTGTCTATAACAGAAGCTTTGCGCAGCGACATTATGTCAAACTGGCGACCTGGCAAGCCTTTCCGATACTATGACCCAAGAAAAAACAAACTAATAGCCATGCGTATGGACGCATGCAGCTGGGGTGTTGGAGTGGACGAGGCTGTCGTAACTACAAGTGGAATTTGGATCGGAATATCAAATGGAACCGTCTCTATTCCCAAGAACCTGACTGGCGATTCTCGCCCAGACATGGGGAGTGGTGTTATCCCACCAGACCCCGCCGGTCCGCCGCCGTCCGTCGATGGTGAGACCGGGGTTGACATTGGATCTTTGTCTTGGATCATCGAAGTAAGAATTTCAACTTCTATGGTTAAAAATTTCTGGGGAGAAAACGGCGTTCATCCTCAAATGCCATCCCTAGAAAATAGAACGTTCGTTACTAATTCTACGTTTGGAGCATGGGTAATTGGATTTACCGTTCAGCCCGGAGGACTCGTATCTGTAGACAGTAATGGAAGCATTCCATTGTCTTACAATGGCTCTCTTCTTACTGAAGGGGCAACAATCGTAGATAGCAATTTGTTTGCCTAGTAGGAACACTACGATGACTTAATGAAACGACATGTCTATTCCTGCCAAGGTTTCTGCCGCCGAGCTTAACGCTCAGGTCACGAATCGTTTCGTTAATCAATACTATGAGGCAAGGCTTATCTACGCTCCTGGTACATCCTACCTGCCTGGAATTACTGTTGACGCAACTTTTCTTGCCAACGAGGTTGTGGCAGGAACTGGCGGCTACACTAGGCAGGTAATTAAGTACATCAACGCAGATGTTGGCCTGTACGCCGATGATGGAGTTGGTCTTGCAACCAAGGCTACGGTCTTTGCTCACGACGGCGGCGCTACTGTTCTCAGTTTTTCCCATATTGCTCTGGTCAAAAGTAGTGGAAACGTTTTAACGTTTGGTGCCGTCACAACAAAGCCAACTAGCGCTATTAATGGCACGTACACTGATATTCCTGTTACGACGGCAGGAGCAGGTAAGGGGCTTACGGCGAATCTGGTAGTTACAAATAATGGGGCCAGTCTTTCGGATTATGCCCTAACAGTAGCAGACCCAGGGTATGGGTTTACTGCGTCTAACGCATTGCAAATCCAGGATGCAGCGCTTGCTGCCGTTGGTGCAATTACCCCTGGGGCTGGAACTATTGGCTTTACTGTTGGAACTGTATTCTCTCCAACCGACGCAGGTAACGTTCTTGCAATAGCAGAAACAACAGGAACAGTTTCGCTTACTGCGGGTAACGAAGCTGTGTTTTACTGGAACCTTAAGCAGTATGGAATCTGAGGAGAATGGGAGTTATCGTTGACGCTACCACCGCTCGACACGAAGCAGAGCGACTTACCGAGATAGAAAACAGAGAAGACGGCAAGCAGATTAAGGGAGACTTTGAGGGATCTGTTACTGGAACCTGGAAAGAATTAGGCGATAATGGAGCTGCTATTGTCGAATACAAAGGCAAAGAATACATTGCAAGACCGATTGGTTTTACGGCTCTCACAAAAGGTGCGCCGGTACAATTAAGTCACGCGGATGGTGTTTACTACGCAGCATGGTAACATGGCAATTCAAAGTTCTTCAATCGCTTCTCAATCTGTCAACACTAACAAGTTAGTCGTAATAGAAATGCTTGCAGAGAGACCTGTGCCTGGGGCAAATTTTACTCCTCAAAGACCGTCTGGCCAAATCTGTGGATACTACGATTACGTCACAAATGCTGTCGAGCTGTATATTGTTGCCGCTGGTGGCTTTAGCTTTGTGAGGGTTGGGTAATGTCGATAAATCAGGCTTCCGTGGCTGGAAAGCCAACCTTTATGCGTGCGGACGTAAGAGTTAATTGCGTCAACATTCTTTCTTGGACGACGGGAGCCTGGACGCCAAGCAACCGATTTGCTTATTCGTTTGATCCACATACTGGAAGCTATACCCTCGAACTTGTGGACCCAAGCAACTATGAAGAGGGGACTATGTTCTTCTCAAAAGAGCCAGACTATCCTAGTGGTCGACTCTATGTGGTTGTAATTGATCCAGCTACTTTGAACAAAAAAATAGTCCCTACTTCTGCAAGTGTTTTCTATAGCTCAACAACGTCAAAGTCGTTTGATCCTTTAGCTGTGTTTTACGACCCGCTGGCATCCTAGTCAAGCTTTCTTTGAGTAATGACCTGGGAATCTTGGGGCTGGCAGAGGTACAATGCAGCAGACGAGTTTCTGAAAACTGGCAGATGGACAGGACCCTTTATCCCAAGTCTTTGCTCAACCAGCTCCGACTGCGCCATAGGGTGGGCTTGCATTAACGGTGAGTGCAAGCAGTTAAATGGCCCTGGTGGCAATAATCAGGGGTTTCCGCCACCGGCACCGCCACCAGCACCTGGCGTTCCACCGACACCCGGTGGGCCATGCGGTGATGGTCCCGATGTGAACCAAGGATGCTCTGTTCCTGGTCCAGGGGGATGTCGCACGACGACATGCGGTGACGGCGACACGAGAGCAGATTGCTGTGGAACTCGCTGTTGTCGATACCTTCCTGGCCTTGACGTACCAACCGTAAATTGCTGGTGCGGCGATTGTCCTGGAGTTAAAAAACAGAAATGCGGGAAGGATGCACTTGGTAATGATATTCTCTGCCCAGACGGCCAGATTTGCAATGGAAGTAATTGTCAAGATCCAGATTGGTGTGTAAAATTTTGTGATGACTATTACAAGACAAACGGCGAGCATTTTTCTGGGTGTCGCAAAGACAATGCTTGTAATGAGTGTCAGGAATGTAGCGGTGAAGCAGAGAGCCAGCTTGGAGTAACAAGGCAATACTGCAAAAATAAAAGCAATGCACCTTGTCATTGCGACCCGCCAAGCGGCTGCTATCAGTGCAACAATGGCGGCACTGCTGAGCAGGTTCCTTGTCAACAGTGTTGTTCAGCCAGTGCTTCGTGTGGTGATGGCAAGGCTTATACTTTTGTAAGATGCGTTCCCGTTGGATCTACCCTATCTGCATGCAGTCTGGCACAACAGGCCGCTATTGAATGGAAAAACAAAACCTGCCCAGCTCCACCAGGACTGCCGCCGGGCACGGGTAGCGACTGCATTGGAACCTGCTTTAGCACCTCATTGTGTTACCCTAGTGGCAACCCCGAGGACGGTCCACCAGATCCGGGTAGTCCTTGGCGAATTGTCAAAAATAACGGCTACGTTAGGAATGATGAAACTGGCGAGATTTGCTGGTTCCTCGATTTATGCGACACGAAGGACCTGTCTTCCGGTTGTCGAGAATGCGGATGTAATACAAACGAGGAATGCGGCCAATGCAAGCGCTGCGACGAGACGACGTGTACATGCGTGCCGGATGAAAGTTGCGGCAACATCAGGACAACCTGGGCAATTATCATACCACGTATTGCTGTTTGTGGAATACTTAACCAGCCAAATTGTGGTCCCTATGACTGTGATGAAGCTGGTGGCGACATGGTTATACGAGGCCAGGCATGCGGCCCTGCTCCTCACTACCTGGAAAGAGTAAGTGAAGGCACCTGCGTAACAAGAGAGGTAGAAATCAACGGATGTCCTCACAAAACTGTTGAAGAGGAGACCACAGCTTTGTATAAAGTTTACGACGGCAATGGCAACCAAATACTTAATTTTACTGGAAATGGCCCTTGCGGCTGGGGTGGAGGGGCTCATCCGGTCACCGAAATCGCTGGTAATGCAAGCCCATTTATCCTAGAGACTGAGCCGTGCTAGGCATCCTACTTTAGCTTCTTAGTAATCCGTGGCAGTTTTTCCTGATCGTATTGTCCTGAAAAACTCCACGGATACTGATGCTGAAATCAGGTCCGCTATCTCTGTTGGTGGATCTGATGAAATCCATCCAGGAGAGATTGTCGTAGGCAGAAAAAATGGGGCGGTAGCCCTGTATTCTCTTGACGCCGATAACACCATAGTCGATGTAACCGGCGGCACAGCGGCGACCTACCTTGATGCTTTATCTGATGTTAATGTTGGCAAAAATTGGTACTCCTGGATTGAAGCAGGCGATCCGTTACCGTTTCTTAATTCCGATACCGTAACAACAGAACAATTTTACGATGGAACGCAAAGTGTAAAAAGCACGAATCCGGGTTTTGCGTCTGTCCTTTACGACGTTTTTCCTAATCAATCCGCTCGTTACGACGCATGGTCGTTTTGGTTTAGGAGCACTCTCAGCCATACTAATAATACGTACGTTATACCTCTTGGTGGAGTGCTTGGGCAAGGCTCGTTAAACGAAAGAGGCTTTTCTTTGTATTCTTCCGGCGGAAATATCTTGTTCGCCTCAAACAGCTTTGTGTTTAACCTTGGCACCCATTCCTATCTTAATGCAAACACCTGGTATCATTTTGCTGTTCAATTAGACTGGGGCGCTGTGCCAAACAGGAGTGTTGCTCCAAAAGTGTCTGTGTGGTTAAACGGCTCTCTTGTTGTAACAAACGTAACCCCAGGAATATCCTTCGCTTCTGGTGACTCTACTGATTTCCTGTTTAACGCCTATGGTGGATCTTCTTACTCAAAATACTACGATGGACTACATGTAGCCCAGAGCGTATCTAGTGCGGTCGTCCTGATGACCGCCAACACGACTCCGACTCTTTTCCAGGACGCCATCAAGGCGCTTGGTCCGACAAAAGGCTCATCTCTTGTCTACAATGGAGGAGAGTGGGTCGACGGAGCAGCTAACGTTGTAGCTTCAATAGACGACCTGAGTGATGTAGATACAACAACGAATCCGCCTTCAAACGGACAGGTACTTTCCTGGGATGGCACGAACTGGGTGCCAGCCGTTTCTACTGGTGGTGGTGGCAGTAGTATAACCGGAACCATCATACGAAAAACTGAAACAGAAACAGCTTCTGGTGGCGCGCTAACTTTCTCTGGCATTGGCTCCTCTGGACTGCTTGTTAGCCTTTATTCGGACATCGACGCTTGGATTGTTCTCTATCCTACTGCGGCTAGTCGCACTGCCGACAGCGGGAGGGCATATGGCACTGACCCAGCCCCTGGTTCTGGCGTCTTGGCGGAAGCTTTTGTTGCGGCTGGTACCACCGTCCTGGTGTCCCCTGGTACCGTCTACTACAATAACGACACTACTGCAGCTGATGCTATTTATGCGGCTGTCCGAGATACTGGTGGAGCTAACGCTAATGCCGCTGTCACAGTTGTCGCCTATGCTCATCAGTCATTTGGTGGAACAGGAACAAATCGCGTGTCTGACTCTGGCACAGCGGCAGGTGGGACTCTCGATCTGACTGGACTTGGTCAAACTGGTCAGCTCTGCACCGTGACATCAAGCCTTAACGCATGGATCGTTATCTATGGTTCTGCCGCTCAGCGGACCGCCGATTCTGGTCGATCCTACAATACTGATCCGGTGTCAGGCTCTGGAGTTATGGCAGAGTTTTACATTACTGCAGGCAGCACAGTCCTAGCAACTCCTGGTACTACGTATTTCAATAATGATATAGACCCCACTGAAGCCATCTACCTTGCCGTAAGGGATCAGACTGGGGTAGCGGTCAACTCAGAGGTTACGATTACTGCCTACGCTGAAACAAGTTATAGTGGGATTTCTGGCGGCACTTTTGGCAGCGGCTAGGAATCCTAGCACAGCCTTGTTGCGCAGATGGCCGACCTTCTTGCTCGCATTAAACCGAAAAAAAGCTCGACCACTGGAGAGGTTCCAAGCCCCGAGGACCTTGAGGTCTCAGAACTTGCCGTCAACACTGCCGATGGCAAGCTTTTCACAAAGCACACTGACAACACTATCAAGGAACTCCTGGGGCCGAGCACGGCTTCAGATGCTCGCGTTATCCTTGGCATAGGTGAATACGCCACCGATGCTGCCGCTGGCTCTGGTGGTGTTCCGTCTGGAGCATTGTACTTTAACACGACATCAAGTCGATATGTCCTCAAGGCTTGATAGGCATACTACGCCAGCCATTCAGTCGAAATGATCAGCATTGTAAAGGAACTTAGCTGCGACGGAGTCGCTCCGACTGGGCCGTGTTCGGCCTGGCCTAAAAAACGGCACGACGAGATAATGGCAATCGTCGAGGAACGAGCGAGGAGTCAAGGCGTTATCGTCGAACACGCAAAGGAGGTAAACGTCAGCGCCACTACGATGGTTGGCGGCTTGCTTAAAACTGCGGGCCAAGCTATCATGAATGGAAAGGTCAGCGAAGAGATTAGGAACGAGCGTTACGATACGTGTAAAGCTTGTCCGTTCTTTATCGAAGATAGCAAGCGCTGCTCCGAGTGCGGCTGCTTCATGGAGGCAAAAACATGGGTTGGTGGCGATCCTAACATGCTTTGCCCTAAGCAAAAGTGGAGTCGATGATATGACATTACGTACGCCAGACATGAATGAGAAAACAATCAAACTTCGATGTCTGACTGGCGTGAACAAAGGTCGCGCCTACGATTCCGTCACCCCATGTCTGCCAAATCAAAAATTTAATCAAATCGACTGCGATTGCGAAGACGAGTACCCTTGGACAGAAAAAAGAAAGTGGATGTATGAAGTATGGGAGGCCAAGCAGTGGGATGATCTTTTTACCGTCAATCCTACCAACTGCTCTCCGTTAAGCCTTCAGGTTCCAGCTGGAACGTCTTACACGCTTCTTGACTCTGATACAATCGAAAACGTTAGTGGAGTTCGGGTTGTTCAGAGATTGACTGTGGTTGACCCTGGAACTTGTTGCACCACCCCTCCTGGGAATTTGAGCATTTTAACAGGCATCCTTCAGTACAGAGAAAGCTTCCCGGAAGTGATTGGTGGGTCTCTTGTTCCTGGTGGACCCGTCTCTGGCGGGGAGTGGATTGATATCAAATCCTATACGGAAGATGTTAAGTCATGCGATTGCTGTGAACGCAGGCTGGGTCAACAAAAAACATGGATTTACGTTAAACTTTGGGTTGACGACGTGTTGTTCTACGACGGTCAAGGAGCCCCGTTGCCACCAGAATTCTCTCCTATTTAGATTGGTACACTACTTCGACTTTAACGGGTGAGATACCCGCATCTCTATGTCTGACGAAATCAAAGCTCCCGAGATGGAAGCTCCTGTTAGTGCTCCCGCCGCAGAAGCGTCTGCATCCGCTAAGGATGACATGATGCCTCGTGCTGACGCTGAGAACCTCCTCAAGGCCCTGAAGGCCGAACGGGAAGCACGTAAGCAATATGAGCGGGAAGTCAAGGAGAAGGCTGCTCAGCTTGAGCGGTTTGCTGAGATCAACCCTGACGAGTACACCAAGCTCCAGCAGGAAGCCGCCGAGGCAGCACGCCTGCAGGCCCAATGGGGCGAAGCTCGTGAGGCTATTGAGGCGAAGTACAGCTCCCAGGCAGAGGCTGCTCTGAAGGAGGCTCAGGCCGCCAAGGAGGCCCTTGCAGCATACAAGAAGCGCACCGCTATGGAGAAGGTGTTCTTCGCTGCTGGAGGCCGTTCTGATGCCGCTGATGGCGTGTCGTTTTACGACATGTTTGCCACTCAGATGGAAGGCCGGTTCCGCCAGGAAGCTGATGGTTCTCTGACCGTTGTGGACGCCCAGGGGGACCCGCTGCTGGACAAGGAGTCTGGCAAGCGCATCAGCCCTGAAGATTTCGTCGCTTCCTACAAGGTGCATCCGATCTATGGGACCTTCTTTAAGGGGGCCAAGGGTGCTGGTGCAGGTATCGGCTATGGCGGTACTGATGCCAACGGGATGCCGGTTGAGGATCTGACGGGCCTGTCTCCCGAAGAACTGTTCCTTCGAGCGTTCCGTTGAACTCCTAATTTGACGCAAATTAGAAATAATTTAGGGGCTTCGGCCCCTTTTTTATTAAATAGGTAATCTATCACTAGATCACCCAGAAGGGCTTCTCCGAGAGGGAGTGGACTGGAAGGGTGTCGAGCTGCGACTAATGCGATATTGGTCTAAGCAATTCACCCAATCTTTGTTCCATTCTTTAGGAGATTTTGATCATGGCGTTGACCCTTTTGGAGGCCCAAAAGCACGCTCGCACCCCCCAGGAACTGGCGGTGGTGACCGAGCTGGCTGCTGGCCAACTCATGTCTGCTCTGCCTTTCCGTAATATCGAAGGCAACGGTCTGTTCTGGAAGCGTGAAGAAGCTCTGCCTGATGTGGGCTTCCGTAACTATAACGGCGCTCTGGCTGAGAGCTATGCTGAAGTCAGCCAGCAGTCCGAGAGCCTGAAGCTCTTCGGTGGCGACATCAAGGTTGATCGCGCTATCGTTGATCTGGAAGGCGCCGAGGCCAAGGCTTATCAAATCCAGAGCCGCGTTCGCGCAATGCGTATGGCTTGGGAAGCCCTGTTCATCAAGGGCAACTCCAACCAGTCCCCCTCTGAGTTCGACGGCCTGCAGGCTCGCATTAAGTCTGGCTCCAGCCAGTATTTCGCCAACGGCGCCGGTGCTCTGAGCCTGGCCAAGCTGGACGAAGCCATTGATAACGTTGACGCCCAGGGCGGCAGCAAGTATCTGGTGATGTCCAAGTCTGCTCGTCGTGCTCTGACCCGTCAGGCCCGCACCAACACTCAGATCGACATCGTTCGTAACGAGTTTGGCTACCAGCAGACCGTGTATGCTGGCATCCCCGTGCTGGAACTGGATCGCGACCATAAGAACGTCGCCATCCTCGACGCTACCCCTACTGCCCAGGATCTGTACGTTGTTGCTTTCGGCAACGACCTGCTGACCGGCATCCAGAACGGTGGCGTGAACGTGCGTGAACTGGGTGAGAGCCACTCTCAGCCCCAGCTGATCACCCGCGTGGAATGGTATTGCGGCCTAGCTTTGATCAATGGTCGCGCTGCCGCAAGGCTCGCTGGTTTCGACGCCACTGTCGACCCTGCCTGATAAAACCCAGTCATAGACTAGGATCTAGGACCCTCGGCCAAATGGTCGGGGGTTTTTCTTGTTATGACGAGTGGCGGCAGTCTGTCGGCAACCTAAAAGGTACAAGCCCCTACTGTAATGAGTGCTCGTTCTACCGGAATCTTTCCCCGAGAAGGCGTTAATCTCGACAATGCCTTTGAAGTACCCTACAATGGTTCCATTCAAGCCCCTGTAACCCTTGCACATTCCCGCACCCTGCGCGTGATTGCCGTTGGCTTTAACGTGACTGGCAATGCAGTGGTTGCTATTGACATTGGTGCCAATGCTGGTGATCAAGTGCTAGCTCTTGATTCCACTACCGATTTTACTGAACCTGTCGTATTCCATCTGCGTGGCTTTGGTCGTACCCAAGACTGTGTGGTGACACCCTTTGTAAACACTGGTGCCATCACTCCTGGTAGGGTGTTTGTTGAACTATCGGATGGGCCTGCCTATTGATAGGCATACTAGCTTGTATACGAATCCGCTCTATACTCTACGAGAGGGGTTCACTTTTCTTTAAGGAGTTCTATCATGGCTGCTCGTTCTAGCGGTATTTTCCCCCGCGAAGGTTTCAACCTCGACGCTCAGTGCGCAATCACCACCACCCCTACCGCCGCTGCCGTCACCCTGAAGCACGCTAAGACGATCCGCATCATCGTCCTGGGCGCTGCTGGTATCGACAATGCTGGCACCAACAAGATCACTGTGACCCTCGGCGGCATTGCCACCGTGTTCAACCTGCAGGATCTGGACATCAACGGCGTGGGCATTGCTCATGTGCGTGGCGCACTGTGCGACATCAACAACAACGTGTCCTATACCCTCGGCGGTACTGGCACCGTGACCGGCGTGTTCTACGAGCTGGTTGATGGGCCGGCACGCTGAGTCTAGCCTCAACTGAATAACCAAGAGCCCCGTAAGGGGCTTTTAAATGGGGAAACACTACCCGTTTGGCCTCTGATTAAACAAAATCAGGTAACCTAGGGGCGTTACAGCCCCTTTTTTTATGGCTCATCTACGCAAGCTGCCGACCTACTTCGTCAAAGGCGATGAACGTTGTGCTGCATACTATACGGTCGACGCCCAGGAGTTGGTCGCCGCTGGTTTCGTCGAAGAAGGCGAGAAGGCTGAGGCGGCCCCGCAGCCAGGTCCGCTGCCTGAGATCCTTGTCGAAGCTGGCCAGGATGCCTATGACGACGATTCGATCAAGGGCACTGATGGCGAAGAGCTTGAGGAAATGACCAAGGCCGAGCTGCTTGATTATGCTCTGGAGCATGGTCACGACCTGAAGAACAATCTTCCGAAGGCAGAAATCTTCAAGATCTGTAAAGAGATCGAGGAAGGTATTATCTGATACAAACATAATAATGGAAGGTACCCTAGTTTTACTGGGGTATTTTTATGGAAATCACTTACTCTGTTGGCCCTCGTTACATTGATGGCATTAACATTGACAAGGATGCCGACGCAAGTATCCCTGTAACGATTGCGGATGCTGAGATCTCCGATCCCGTAACTGGACTTGCTGGCCTTGGGTATCAACCTGGCCAGAAGAATCGCGATGGTACGGAGTTATGAACGTCCTGAGCAAAAACAAAAGATACAAGCGCCGCACACGACTTCGCACGGATTGCATAATTATTATGATTGCAGTCTCTTCGATTGTGTCTGGATTGATTGCCGTTGGATACGACTGCCTCAAGGACGAATGCCCTAGTAAGCAGGAAGTAAAAACAGGTAGCCTAGTATGCAGTGGCGGGCAGTCATGCTACCAGAATACGTTTTGGCGGCCATGGTGACCGCAGTGCTTGGCTGGGGAGGCTTCACCTGGCGCAGGGCCGAGCAGGCTCTTGATGCAGCTCATGCTGTAGCTGATGCTACCGACAAGCTTGAACTGAAGCTTGCCGAGAAGTATCTTACCAAGGACGAGTTTGAATCTCAAATGGAGCGTTTATTTAAGACGCTTGCTCGCTTCGAGGAAAAGCTTGATTACCATGTGTACAATCAAGCTCAAGACATTAACTCGCTCCGTAAACGCCTTTCACGTTACGAGGAAAGCTGATGGCTGCCAAAAAGCGTAAAACTGCAGACTTCTACAAGTCTAACCCTGAGGCTTACAAGAAGAAGCTGGCTTACGACAAAAAGCGTAATGCTAAACCCGACCGGAAGAAGTATCGCGCCGACCTAGCCAAGGAGCGCCGTGCCCGTGGGATCATGGGAAAAGGTGGTCCTGATGTGAGCCATGTTGCCGGCGGCGGATTCAAGCTGGAGAACGCGCAAAAGAACCGCGCACGTAACGGCCATGGGGACAATGGTCGCCTAGCTAGTGGCAATGGCACCCGCAAGTCGAAACCTGGATACAAGCCTCGCGGAAAGAAGTGATGGCGTTACCCCTGTCTACTGCCCAACAAACTGGGAAGACTAAGAAGTCTCAACCCAAAGCAAATGGCAGCCAAAAAAGGAAAGGGTCCCAAAAAAGACGCAAGGCTCGCTAAGAACGGGCTTTCTGGGTACAACAAGCCAAAGCGTACGCCGAATCACCCGACAAAGAAAGGAGTCGTCCTTGCAAAGGAAGGTGACAAGACGAAGCTGATTCGTTTTGGCGACCAGAGTATGACCACTGCCGGGAAGCCGGCAAAGAGCGATTCTGCGAAGGATAAGGCCCGCAGGAAGAGCTTCAAAGCAAGGCATGGTAAAAACATTGCCAAGGGCAAGCTATCGGCTGCGTACTGGTCGGACAAGGTGCTTTGGTGAGCACCCATGAAAACCATGGACAGTCACAGGGCCGTTCTGGGCCTGCTAGCCGTGCTGATGTTTTCACACCTAACTTTTCTTGGCCTTAATGCCAAGGGGCGCCAGGACGGACCCCAGCAATTTCAACAAGCGTCTGAGACCTATGTGTCAATCTTGCTTGCGTTGCTGACTCCTCTCGCGCCGAAGTAAAGGAATCCTATTGAAGTAATTCTTTGCTTAATCATGGCTGCTAAGAAGAAGATGCCTCCCGCTTTCCTGGCCAAGGCCAAGGGCGCCAAAGAGGATCCCAAGATGGCTGGCAAGAAGCCTCCCTTCCCTCCCAAGAAGGGTGCTGCTAAAAAACCTGCCCCCAAGAAGAAGTGAGCTAGGCCCAAGGCCAACTCAAGTAAACGTCCCCTTGCCAGGCATCGTCTGTCAGGGGGATTGCTTTTGCGTACTCCTTGAAGATGTCGCGCAGCTCTGCTCCAGAGAGCCCACACCTGCTGGCGGCTTCTGGAACGTTGCTCTTGCCTCTGTAGAGGAGGTCACAGGCTTCTTTCGTCGTGATCTTCATGCCAGGGTGCAGTAAGTCTCATTTCGCCACCTAGAGCAGTCTCGCCTTCGGTGGTCTCTGAATAGACGGGGTCAGGAACACCAGACTCGCCAAGGAATTCCTTAGCCTGCCTATCAACGTCCTTCATTGCTTGCTGGGCTCTCCATTCAACCCAGTCATTGAACCAGTTGGAGTGGATCTGCTGCAGGACCTTGTTCTGACGGTACAGCCCTTGGTCCCACAGCTGGCGAATCACCTCAACGGCAAACGCCTTCCAGATCACTTCTTCTCAGGCTTCGGGAACGCGACGCGAAGCGCCTTGATGATGGCATCGACGATACCATTACCAGCCAGAGGCGTAAACGGAAGAATTTCTGATGTAATAAAGAGAAGGAGGCCGATAGCAACAACGGGGTCCATGATGAATGCAATAACTGTTCTATTCTACCATGTAGGCATCCTAACCTGAGGCATAATCAGAGAAATGATTCTATCGTCAGCCGACATCATCAGGATTCTCGGCGGCGATCCGGTTATCCGTCAAGAAGCGCGGCTTAGCATTGTTGACGGCAAGCCTGGCTTTGGTTATGACGAGTATGTTTATATTTACGTAGACAGGTATCCATCTGTCGATGAGTTTGAAGCAACCTGGACTATCTGGGTTGTTGACGGCGGCTCTGACGTGCTTGACATCGTGCTGAACACGATGACACGTCTGCTGCCGAAGTTTGATTTCAATGGGAAGAGTTATACGACCACAGAATTCAAGAACAGGGACACTGTAGTCAGGCCGGCAGAGGAGATCGCGCTTGAAAAGGTAGCGGAGGCCACTGGCAGTATTGAGCAACGCTTCGCAGCGCTGTCTGCAAGCCTCTCTGAGCGCATCTCGCGCGTGTCTGACGGCAGAGATGGCGCAGACGGGATCCAAGGTCCTCCTGGTCGCCCTGGGCGCGATGGTAGAGATGGCGCTGACCTCGTCGCCACGGACGCCAACCTTGAAGACCTGAAGAACGTAGAAGAGGGTATCGCCAAAGAGGACGGCCAGGTACTGACGTGGAGGGATGGCAAATGGACGAACCTGTTTGTTCCTCAGATCATCTCCAGCATCTCTGGTGGCGGCGGTGGTGGAACTGTCATTAATAAGCTGGACGACATTGGCGATGTCGATGTTCCCAGCCCTAGTGACGGCTACGTTCTTGCGTTCAATGCTGCCACTAGCAACTGGGAGGCTGTTGCAGCGCCACCAGCTGACATCTCTGGCAACTCGATTGACGACCTGTCGGACGTAGATACCAGCACGGTTGCTCCAGTAGTCGAAGAGCCTCTGGTATGGGATGGCACCAACTGGGTGCCTGGCCAGCATGTTTCAGTAACTAGCGTCAAACTGGATACGGCAAACCTGGCGAGCCCTGCGCTGGGACAACTTGAATGGGAACAGGATGAGAACACTGCTGTTCTTGGTATTGACGGCAACGTACACCTTCACCTTGGCCATGATCAGTTTGCCTGGTGTCGCAATGGCACTGGCTCTACTATTACGGCTGGCACGGCCGTTATGTTTGCTGGTACGCTTGGCGCTAGCGGCAGGCTTCTTGTCGCCCCTATGGTGGCCAACGGAACACAGCCTGGCTACGTCTTCCTAGGTATTGCCGCCGAAAGCATCGCTCCTGGTGCCGACGGCAACATTATCAGCTACGGCAAGCTGAAAGGGATTAACACCCTAGGTTATTCCGAGGGCGCCATCCTTTGGTGCGACCCAGCCGTTCCTGGTGGACTTACCGCTACGGAGCCCAGTGCTCCGAACCTGAAGCTGCCTATTGCTGCTGTCATCTCCAGTAAATCCAACGGCACCTTGATGGTACGTTGGTCCACTGGAGACCGCCTTAAGGATCTGCATGATGTAGAAGCAAGTGCTCCTACGGATGGCCAGGCGCTGGTCTGGAGTGATGCCAACAGTCGGTGGCAGCCAGGTAACGTTTCTGGTGGCTCTGGCATTCCAGAAGCCCCACAGGACAACAACTACTATGTACGGCAGAACGGCGCATGGGTAAACCTTGCCGCTGCTATTGATGCGATCAATGGCCGCGTCATTGACGGTGGCGTAGTTACCTGATACTGGAATACTAATTTGACAGGTTAAACAGGATGCCAGTTCCTTCCCCTCGCTATAAAATTTTACCTGTACGTGGCAACATCGCGTCGCTGAATGCAGCGTTGGCCGATCTGGTTGAAGGGGAGATTTGTTATGCGTTTGACGAAGATCAATACTATCAAAAAGAAGGTGGCGTTCTTGTCCCCGTCGGTGCAACAAAGGCGCAAGGGCTTCTAGCCGATAGCGCTATCCAGCCTGGGGACAATGTTTCTGAACTGACGAACGACGCAGCATACGTAAATGCTGCTGGCGCGGCCGCAGCTGCTCCCGTGCAATCTGTTGCAGGAAAGACTGGTGTAGTTACGCTAGTCAAGGCTGACGTTGGCCTGAGTAACGTTGACAATACCTCCGATCTAGACAAGCCGATCTCTACTGCTACGCAGTCAGCCTTGAACCTAAAGGCTGATCTGGTTGGTGGTGTGATTCCAAATAGTCAGCTTCCCAGCTTGGCTATTAGTGAATACCTGGGTTCTGTAAACAGTCAAGCCGCCATGTTGGCCCTGACTGGGCAGCGTGGCGATTGGTGTATTCGTACGGATACAGGATCGACCTGGGTTATCACTACTGATGGCGGTTCGCTGCTGTCAGACTGGACCCAGCTTGCTACGCCAGCGGATGCCGTTGCCTCTGTCAATGGCTATACTGGCACTGTTGTGCTTGGCAAAGTTGATGTTGGCCTGGGTAACGTTGATAACACCAGCGACCTTAGCAAGCCTGTTTCAACTGCTACTCAGACTGCACTCAACCTGAAGGCTAACCTTGCCAGCCCTGCTCTTACTGGCACTCCGACGGCTCCCACAGCTACAGCTGGTACGAACACCACACAACTGGCCACTACCGCCTTTGTAGGAGCTGCTATAACTGCCGCTGCAGTACCTTCCGCTAGTGAAACTGTTCAAGGCAAAGTCGAACTTGCTACTGCGGCCGAGACGACTACTGGTACCGACAATACCCGTGCAGTGCATCCTGCCGGCCTGAAGGTGGAACTAGACAAGAAGGCTAACCTTGCCAGTCCTGCACTGACTGGTACTCCCACGGCTCCTACGGCAACCGCTGGTACAAACACCACTCAGATTGCCACCACGGCCTTTGTGACCGATGCAGTAAACACTGCTGACGAGTGGACCCGCACGGGCACCACACTGGCACCTAAGACTGCAGGCGATGTGGTGGCGGTATCTGCTGGTACGGCGGCACTACCTGGGCTGTCGGTAGTTGGCGATGCGGATACGGGAATTAGCTCTTCAGCTGCCAACACACTGGATATTAGCACTGGTGGCACCGGCCGTGTTCGTGTCAATAGCACTGTGCAGACACTGAACGAGATCTACGGATCGACGTACTACCCGGTCGTCACGCAGGTGGATGTTGGGACTGGTTCTAACCAGATCCCGCTGAACAGCTACCTGGGGACAATGGCGTTCCAGGATGCGAGTGCGTTCACAGGTTCGATTGGCCTGGGCAGTGCCTCATATCCATCACTGAGCGTAACCGGGGACGAAAATACAGGTCTGTACTCGCCAGGAGCTGATCAGCTGGCGATTAGTACGGGCGGCACGGGCAGGCTGTTTGTTGATGCGAGCGGCAAGGTCGGCGTTAACAAGAGTGCGCCTGCAGCACAACTTCATATAAACGGAGCCAGCTCAGCCACAAACCTTTTGGTCGATGCCACTGGTACTGCATTCTCAGTCTACAATGATAACGCTATTGGAGAGGTTCGACTTAGCGCTGTAGATACCGCTGGTACAAATACAAAATATCTTACTTTTTACACAAATCCAACCGGCAGCTCTAATGGTGTAGAGCGGATGCGTATCACCAACGACGGCTACCTGCGCCTTGCCGGTGCTGGCATCCAGTTCAACGGCGACACCGCTGACGCCAACTCGCTGGATGATTATGAGGAGGGGACTTTTACACCGACGATTATTGGCACAAGTACAGCAGGCACCGGAACGTACACGCAACGAATTGGCAACTACACAAAGGCAGGAAATCGAGTGTTTTTCAAGATATTCTTAATCTGGACTGCTCATACAGGAACAGGAAATATGCGCGTTTCTGGCTTGCCGTATACGGCCGCAGGTACAAC